GCGGTGGCAACTGTCACCATTACTTCAAAAGAATAGTGTATAAAACATCACTAAGAAATGCAAAGTCTAATATTAGAAGCAGTCAAATAATATCAGATGTAAAAGCAATTAGCGAAGGGTTTACTTTAAGAAGAAATAGTGGGCTAGTAGCAAAAGCACCAAAAAGAATGAAGAATAACGGATTTTTAAACCCTAGATAATTATGGCATACGTATTATTTATATCAGAAGCAAAGCTGAAAGACAGCACAGCAATCAACTTAAATGTTGATGTAAACCTATTACTACCGTATGTAAGACAAGCACAAAAGCTGTATGTTGAAACTAAGCTAGGAACGACACTTACTCAAAAATTAAAAGACTTAATTACAGCAGGTACAATAGGAAATGTAGGAAATGAAGCATACAAGACTTTAGTAGATGATTACATTGGGGATATGCTACCGAATTGGGCATTTTACCATGCAATACCTTTTTTAAGATTTAAGATTGAGAACGGTAATATTTACAGCAAAACAAGCGAAACAGGTAACAGTCTTTCTACGGAAGAAGCTCAACATCTTAGAGAAGAAGTTAGAAACACAGCAGAATATTATACGGAAAGACTAATTGACTATGTGACTAATAACACAACTAGCTTTCCTGAATACAACACCAACTCAGGAAGTGATGTAAACCCTGACCAAAATGCGTATTACAATGGTATGAACCTTGAAAGACCAATGAGACAGGGAACTAAACTTACTTTGAGAAACTTTTTAAATGCTTCTGATTTATAATGAAGAAACACTATAAACCTAAAACTAAAAATGTTACTAAGTTAAAGTCCTACTTAGATAAAAAAACAAAAACAAATGACCGAAATAAAAGACACTGTACAAGTAGGATTAGCTAACGCATCTGCAATAGGGTTTAGCATAACTGACTGTAACGAAATTTTAACGCTAGTTTCACTTTCACTAGCAATTAGTTTTACTATATATAAATTCATTCAATTTGAAAAAAATAAATAGATGGCTCGTAAAGTTATTACAAGCTCTTATAAGAGTGTTAGAAAGAAGCGAAAGGGGGTACACTCCAAAAACGCAAGTAAAGGGCAAAACGGCTTTAAAAAAGCATATAGAGGACAAGGGCGTTAATCTTTTAATAATTAGAGATACTTTTACCGACAAATCAACTATTGGCAAGTTGTTTATCAATGGAGAAAGTTTTTGTGATACCTTAGAAAATCCATATATCAATAACCAAAGAAACATAAGCTGTATTCCTGAAGGCGAATACAAAGTCAGACTTAGACTTGCAAGAGAAAGTGCTACAAGAGATTACTTACACTTATTAGTTCAAGATGTACCAAACAGGGATTTTATACTCGTGCATATCGGAAATTATCCATCACAAACACAAGGTTGTATATTAGTAGGAAATGGACGTGAACAAGACGCTGTTAATAACTCACGTTTAGCTATGGACTTAGTAATGAAAGAAATACTAAATTTGGGAGGAGAAAATATTAATTTAATAATCAAAAATAAATAGTTATGAAAAAATTTTTAGAGAAGTACCTTATCGGTCAAATGATTAAGAGTAAGAAGTTTTGGTATGCAGTTAGTTCAGTAGTAGTACCTGCTTTAGTTACTTACTTAGGAGTTGATGAAACAACTGCAAAAGATTTATACTATGCAATCTTAACTTTAATTGTAGGACAAGGTATAGCAGACGTTGCTAAAAAGTAATAGATATAGATTAAAGCCACACGAAATTGTGGCACTAGAAAAAATGCGAGAAGCCGAGACTAGAAATGTTCTAGTTATCGGTGACTTGCATGAACCGTTTTGTCTTGACGGCTACTTGGACTTCTGCATAGAACAATACTATGCTTATAATTGCACTGAGGTGGTGTTTATAGGTGATGTTATAGACAATCACTACTCTAGCTACCATGAAGCATCAGCTGACGGAATGGGTGGTTTAGACGAGCTAGAATTAGCTATTAAGAAAATAGGTAGATGGCGAGACGCTTTTCCAATGGCAACAGTAATTATAGGAAACCACGATAGAATTATAATGCGTAAAGCTCAGACCTCTTCAATACCCTCTAAGTGGATTAAATCTTTTAAAGAAGTCTTAGAGACTCCTGATTGGAAATTTGTTGAACGATATGAAGCAGATGGAGTACAATATATACATGGTGAAGGTGGTACGGCTCGTACTAAGTGTAGAGCTGATATGATGAACACCGTACAAGGACATTTACATACACAATGCTATACGGAACACTATGTAGGTAAGAAGTTCAGGGTGTATGGCACTCAGGTCGGTTGTGGTATCAATCACAAATCTTACGCTATGGCTTACGCTAAATATGGTAAAAGACCTGCTGTTGGCTGTGCAGTAGTTCTTAATAACGGTCAAACTCCAATCAATCTTTTAATGCCTTTGTAATGCAAATAAAAGACTCAACTAAGCTAAGTTTATTTTATTTTGCACTAATTTTAATAGTTTTATATTTCTCAATATAGCTTTTAAACCTCTTTTTTAACACCTTTTTTAATTAATTTCAATCTTTTTTTAATTTATTTTAGTATCATTTACTAGATAAGGGATAACTTTTTTTAATATTTTTAGTTAAAAAGTATGTTAAAAGTTTTGTCAGTAAGTTTTTTATTGTATCTTTGTCCTGTCAATAATTAAAAGACAATAAAACAAAATTAACTTAAAATAAAAAAAATGTCAGAATTAAAAATGTACGAAGTAGGAGTAGAGGTTATAGAAAACCCAAGTAAAGAACCTAATTTAATTACTTTCGTTACTTACGAAGTAAAAGCAACATCAGAATATGAAGCAAGTAGAAAAGCATCAGAGTTATGTGTAGATGAATTTCTCCACTTACCTTACACAATAGAACTACCTTATATTATTAACGAATAAATTAATCAGGGGGTGTAAAAACCCCCACAAATAATCAAGAAATGAACTACAAAATCGTAAACAAAAACATAGGAGCTACTTATTTTTTAAATGAAGAAGAATTAATAAACTTTTTTAAAAAAAATAAGGTTCAGAATTACAGCATTACAAATTTAACAAAGCAAAAGAAAACAAGAAGAAATAAGATGTTAGATGCTGTTGCTCACTTAGCTATAATAGGAGTTTCAATCTTAGCTACATTAATTTACATTCAAAACTATTAAGATGACAATACTAGACGCAGAATATTTAAACTACACTTATGTAGATTACAACAAGCCGTTTTATTCAAATCTTTTTGAAAGAGATTTAGACAATACTAAAGTAAAAGCTGATGAATGGTATTTAAAACCTATGTACGAGCAGTTGAGCTTTACTTCATACGACAGGGCTTCAGGTCATTTTAATAACGACTTATCTTACAATAGACGGTCAGTAATAGTTGTAGGAACTGAATTACAAATCTATAACAAGTTTTGTGAGATGATAGAGAAACACGGTTGGCAACTTCAAGACAGTTGGGATAGAGAACTCAATCCTGAATATTTAAAACACTATAAAGCAAACAATAATTCACCAATAATAATTAACTTAATATGAAAGAAATAAACAAAAGACTGCACGAAATAAACACTTTTCAATGTGTAGATAACGAACTATACCTAAGAGGAAAAGATGAAATGGGAGAAGACTTTACATTATGCTTTGATGCTTTTAACTTCTTAGAGTGGATAGACAAAGAGCAAATAGAATATATAAAACAAAAAGTAATTGAGTATGTTAAAGAGAAATAATTATATTACTTTTACACCAAATTATTAACAGGCAAAAATTCCTAGCCAATTAACATAGGTAGAAATATATGAAAACGGAAGTATTAAAAGAAAAGTACATTAAGTACAATTTAACCAAAGATGATGTGTTCAAACATCAGCACTACATCATTATCACAAGAAGTGGTATTGATAAAATACAGGGGTTAGAAAACATTAACATAGATTATGATGTCATTAAATGTGAGAAAGATTTTTGTGTTGTAAAGGCAAATGCAAGAAAAGAAGGTAGGTCAATCCAAACTTTTGGTTCAGCTTTAAAAGGAGCAGGTTTTAAAGACGGAAACACTAACACCTGGTACACTATGGAAATGGCAGAGAAAAGAGCTATGTCAAGAGCTGTACTAAAGCTAACAGGTTTCTATGAACTTGGAGTATTCGGTGAAGATGAAGCAGAAGATTTTAAAAAAAGTAATAACTAAATAAATAAAAAAATGGAAGTAACAGGAAAATTAGTAAAGAAACTTGACTTAGAAACAGGAATTTCTAAAGCAGGTAAAGAATGGAAAAAACAATCTATCTTAATTGACACAGGTGGGGAGTTTAACAATGAAGTATGTGTCAGTGCATTTGGTGATAAATTAGAGCAGATGAACAAGCTAGAAGTAGGTATGGAGGTCTCAATCCTTTGTAATGTTTATTCAAGAGAATACAACGGAAGATATTTTCACAATATAGACGGCTACTTTTTCACTAATCAGAGTAATAAATCTAAATCTAATAATGGTTTAGACAAACATTTTGAAGGAACTACTCCTGACGATTTACCTTTTTAAGATGAATACAAAAGATAACTTTAAAAACCTTTGCGACCTTACTACAAGTTTAGTGGGGTTGCCTAAAGGCTCTCTAGCTTTAAAAACTAGAAAGACGGAATATCAAGTGCCTAGAATGGTTGCAGCTATGATTGCAAGAATTGAAGATGCAACTCATAGAGAAGTAATTGCTGAAGTTTTGGATAGGAATAGAACAAGCGTGAACCATTATGAAAGATGTCATTCTTCTAATTATGCTTCTTTTCCTTTGTATCGTGATACATTCAACAAAGTCTATAATGCATATACGGAAATCAAGGACGCTAAATTAACTTTTGTTGACTTGTATAATTTACAGGAACATCTAAGAAAAAATGGAATACACGACAGCAGAACACATCAAACAACTATTCGTATTGTTTCAGGTAAACTTGGTACTGATGTCAAAGTTTCTTATAGAGACTTCTATAATCAATTAGAATTATGTAAGTTAGCCCTTCAAAATTATAAACACGAAATAGAAGTTATATGAAGCATTTATTAAGTAGTTCAGCTTTTTTAATAGTGAACAAACGGTTAGCAAAGCAGGTAGGATTGAAAGGGGCAGTCCTACTTGCTGACCTAATTAGCAAAGAAGAATACTTTATAGCTAACGGAATGACTGATGGTTGGTTCTTTAATACTGCTAAGAATATAGAAGAAGACACTTGCTTGACTTCACATCAACAAAGAAAAGCAATTAAGAGCTTAAAAGACTTAGGAATTATAGAAACAAAATTAGTTGGAGTTCCTGCAAAGCAGCACTTTAAAATAATGGAAATCAAGTTGTTAAGTTATTTAGAAACTAGTTCTGAAGAAACTGCAAAACTAGTTGTTAAAAAAACGCAAACTAGTTGTAAAGAAAGTGAACAACTAGCAGTTAAAAAAACGCAAACTATTAATAAGAATAACAATAAGAATAACAATAAAAATAATATATCTAATAGACGTGATGAATTTGTTTTTGAGGTTTTGTCTTTTGATTATGATGAAAGTATTTTAAATGGGTTTATAGATTATTGGACTGAACCAAATAAGTCTAATACAAAAATGAAATTTGAATTACAA